AATCCTTTGAAGTGCCTGGTTGCCAGAATTGCGTTCTTGATCGCGCCGATCGTGTATCGCTCTTCGCTGCCGTATAAAGAGTACGCGATGAGCTGCTTCATGGCCTTAGTTTGCGCTTTAGCAATTCGTAGGCTTCGCTCTGAATGTAGTTCTGGAAAGCGAGCGCGTCGAATGAATATATTTCGGTCGCGTTGACTTCCTTGTATCCCTCATCCCATTCCGCTTTGCCTGCAATTGGATGCATGTGCTCAACGATAACGTGATCGAGATAAGTCAGCGCTCCTAAATCCTGGCCTAGTTTCTTCCAGAAGTTATCAAGGTATAAATGTTTCATCTTTGGCGGAACCATGCCATCAAGCGCTTTGACGATGTCGCTGGTCATCGCGATCATGGTTGGAAGTCGTTCCTTCTGTAGCAAGTCGTTGCCGTATGCCATTGACGGCCGCCGTTGCATTGCCTGGATAAGAAGTGCATCCCATCCGGCTGTGCGTGGGCGGTGGTCGTCGCCTAAGAAGGCGAAGTATTTATATTCGCCCTTCTTTGCGATCGCACTAGCTGCCTTGTTTATTGGGTAAGCCATGCCCCGGGTTTCGTTCTCGATCGTCATGCACTTGTCTGCGCCTACTTCGTATTCGTAGGCGTCGTGCTCTGGGTCGTTTGCGTCAATAACGAAGAGAATGTCTGAATGTGTGGAAAGGCTATCGTGCTCTGCCAATAGTTCGACTGCGTTGCGTGGGCGTCCTCTGGTTGGTACGAGGATAATCATTTCGTTCATTTGTCTGTCGCAATCTCGCCGGCGATGCTGGCATATGCCGCTAAATCTACGAATGAGTCCAGGGTTTCTGTTTCCATCAAGCGTGCGACTTTAACTAGCGCCATGCATATCGCCACTTGCTGTGGGGTTATTTCGTGCTCCAGATATGTCGTCCATAAGTCTGCGATTCTGGAGTGGTTGGTCTTTGGATCGCCGTATGTTTGCTGGCGGTCTTTGGCTGTGAGTCGAGCTGCTTCTTGAAGAATTTCCCCCCGATTCATCGACTACTTTGCTCCGCGTCCGAATTCGATCGCCTTTGGATCGATGGCCTTCAAGATTGGGCCGGCGACTGCTGCGATTCCTGCTGCAAGGTATTCCTTGAGTGGGCGGTTCGGATCTGCAAGATAAAGAGCTGCGATTGCTGCTGCTCCTGCTCGCAGGTAGGTCATTGCAATTGCTTCGAGTTTGTTCTTATCCATTTGCGATCTCCTTAAATTTAGGGCGTCCAAATCCTACGATAAAGACTGGAAGCGATGGGTTTACCTTGCCGCGATTCTTCTTCTTGAATGCTCGTATCTTCTGGCAGACTTCGCCGCCGTTGCGCTGGTCGCCCTTCTTGTCCGGGCTTGTATTGCCTTCGATTGTGGTCACAGTTCCGTTGCGGTTATTTGCGATCACAATTCCAACGTGGGAAATGCGATCGAGCGCATCTCCTGGGAAATCAAAGAAGACGATATCGCCTGGCTGTGGATCTGCCACTTCTGCAAGTGTCCAGGCGTTCTTGTCCATGAATGCTGTTGCTCCTGCTGGCGTATATGTGCAGTTTGGAATCTTGACGCCGGCTTGCTTTGCGCACCAGTTGACGAATGCTCCGCACCAGGGCTGCTTTGCCTTCTGGTATTTTGTTTGATTGTCTGCTGGCCCTTCGATGTAGCCGAGTTCTGCTTTGGCCACTTCAATGAATTTTTCTACTTGGCTCACTTCTTCCCCCTTCTTGTCGATTGTGTATCGAGCAAGATTGAATATATTTCGTCAATGCGTGATTCTAATCTGTTGACTTGGTCTTTTACGCTGCTGCCGCCGTTTGGTTTTAATTCTGCCAGGTAATGCTTGACGAGCCATCTGGTCATCGCGACGAAGGCTCCGCCGATCGTAATCAATGAAACGGTAAGCGCTGCGTAATCCTGCGCCGTCATAATCCGATTGCCAATACCATCATCGTGACGGTTCCCGATGCTGTAATCGCCCAGATTCCGTTTGCCTTGTTTTCGATCGTGAGCTTGTCGCCGTTATCCATGCGATATCCGGTGCTGGTGGTTACGTCGCTTGCTCCGATAAAGCATTGGCCGCTTGATGAATGAAGAACGACGGTTTCGGCTTCTGCCGTTGCGTCAACGAGCGCAGTCGGTGTCGTTCCTACGGTGACTTGCCGGGTGCTGATTCCCATTCTTCTCTCCTGGTTTCTTCTGGATCCCCGATGCTTCTACTTCGTCTACGGCGTCGTCGATTGTCCGGGTTGGTTCCCTGGTGCAATCGCCTTCTTGGTATCCCATTAAAGGGCGGCAATCTCGTCTTCTGTTAGGCCAAGAGCTGCAAGTTTGGCCCGGGCTGAGGCTTTGGCTTCTGCCTTCGCCTGTGCTTCGGCTTCTTCTTCGGCCTGGCGTGCAGCTGCTGCTGCGCGGTCTATCTCCATTTGCGCGATCTCTGCATCTGTCAGCTCGATCTCCAAGACTTCGCCGGTGCTGCAATTTACTTCGATTCGTGTTGGTTTAGGCATTTGATACTCCATATAGATAGGCGGTTGAGTGTTGGACGAAATTTACGGCGTCTTGATTTGTAAATTTAATAGAAGTTATTGCTGCTGTATTTGACCAAAGTCCAGCCGTTAATCCTGCAAGTGCTCCCCCCTGAGCATTATTTTCTGTTGATGAATCAGCAGATACGGATTTATTAATAGAACCAGCATAGTTTGGAATATAGATATCGGTGCTTGAGAAGGTGTTTGAAGTTGATGCATTTGTATTCATATTAATAATAGAAATTGCAGCACCACTATTGCTAAGAGTTGCTGATGTTGCACTTGATCCATCTCCATATATTTGACGAGCAGAAAATCCTGATGTTGAATTATTAAAAGTCATATATATTTGCATGGTTGCTAATGATGATGCTCCACGAAGTGATAACTTCACTACCAAATCTGTGTATGTATTTGGTATTGATGTAAATTCAATCGCTGCCTGCCCACCGCTTCCAACAACAACGGCGGTTCCTATTTGTGTAAATGTTGGCATATTTTAAGCCGCCTTTATTCCGTATAGATTGAAGGTAGATCCTGAATTGTAATTTCCACCTGCAATAAGAATAGTCACAGAAGTAATGGCAGAAGTAGAACGATACAAACCGGCAAAAGCATCAACGCCAAAACCAGCGCTATTACCTCTTGAAATTGATGTTTTGAATGTTGTCGTATTTGAATAATTCTGAAAGTTGATTATATAAACTCCGCCACCAGTTGTAGGCGGTTCTGAAAAGTTGCTAACAATAACTTGATTATTACCAGTTTGACGAAAAGAAGAAGCAGCAGATCCATTTCCTCTTAAACCAGTTACTGAATAAATAGAACTTGTATCTCCATTCAATTGATAAGTCATTCCACATCCAGTAGCCGTAGCACCTGCATTAATAATTAAAATTAAATCAGTATAAGAGCCACTGATTGAAGAAAGTGTTACAGAATTAGTTGATGTTCCTGATACTGTAGTACTCGCTATCTTGTCATAAGTCGCTGGCATGATTACCCCTTAATTCCATAGAGCGCGTATTGCGTAAGTGTCGAATAATTGCCTGATGAAGCTACTAATTGAATTGAGGTAATGGCATTAGTTTTAATATAGACGGTGCTAGATAACAAAATTTCTCCGGCACCATTTACATCACAACCAGTTAAGGCTCGCGCTGTAGTATTTTTATTAGTGTTGGTATAGTCAAATATATCTACAATATGGCCGCCGACAATGCTTGTATATCCGGCACTAGGAAAATCATTTCCACCAATAGCCCATGCTGTTGAGGCTCCTAAACCGTACGCATATGCAGTTGCGCCATCTCCATAAACAATATGTCTTGTGTAGCTGCTAGTTGAGTCAGAGTTAAAGGTTAATAAAAGGCTGCCAAATGACGAACCTGCCACAGTTGATTTAACTATGCCCCTTAATTGAAGATGCTTATAAGTGCTAGGGATTGAGGTAAATGAGATCGTATTACTTGATCCTGTGCCTGAAGCGGTAGCAATCGACTCATAAGAATTAGGAATTGCAACGCTTGAAGTGAAACCATAGGCCGATGCTGAAAGGCCGCCCCTTGCTCCTAATATCGGTGACATTGATTCCCCTTATGCAAATTTCGTCTGGCTTGCAAATACTGTGTAGGTCGGCGTCGCCGCTGTCTTGACGACGGTATAAACGTAGGCGTCAATGCTTGAGGCGTTGCCGGCGGCGAATGCTGTTCCGCCCTGGTACTTCGGTGTTACTGCTGATCCGTCTATCTGCACCGCGCTATTGTAGTAGGCGGTGCTGCCCTGTGTAACGAGATGGGTCACTGTGATCGCATCGCCTACGGCCAGAATCGAATTGAGTGTGGTTCCTGAATTGCCCCGAATGTTCAGCGTCCAGTTTGCGCTGGCGTTGCTGGTGAAATAAAGAACGCCCTGGGTGATGGCGTCGTATGCGATCGTGCCTGTGGCTGCCGTAGCTGCGACTGTGGTTCGCTCTTCTGGCCCTACGAGAACGCTGCCGGTATTTGTGCCGCCGTTTATCGCCGGGCTGGTCAGGGTCTTGTTTGTGAGCGTGTCTGTGGTTGCGCGTCCTACGATCGTGTCGGTCGAAGTCGGAAGGGTCAAAGTGCCGGTGTTTGCAATCGTGGAAATGACCGGGGCTGTGAGCGTCTTGTTGGTCAAGGTCTGCGCTGTCGTCAGATCGGCTGTTACGGCTGTGTCGATTGCAACGGTTGGAATTGGCCCGGTTGCGCTTGAGATGCTGATTCCTGTTCCTGCTGTTAGAGCTGTGATATCGCCGGTTGCTCCAACCCAGGCGGATCCGTCATAAACTTCGAGGCTGTTTGTGTCCTGGAGATATGAAACCATGCCCTCTGCCAATACTCCGCTTAGGGCTGTGGTTCGAGCTGCTGAAGATGCGAAAACCATCACCGTCTGCTGCATCAAATAAGTGTTTACTTGCGCTGCCGTCAGAACGTCGCCTGTTGCGAATAACTTGTAGCCTGCTCCTGCCATGATTTCTCCTTGTTAGTAACTGAGAACGCCTGCGACGTCCAGAATTCCTTGCGATGTACTGTCGAGAATAAACGCCTGGATAATCGGTTCGCTCGTCAATATCTTAGTGGTGAATGTTGTCCTTGTTATGTCGTGTTGCAGTCCTTGCACGAATAATTCGCTGGTGATCGATGTCGATCCTGGCATCGCCTTTGTAACGTTGACCAGGTCGAATATCTCCAGGTTAATGCCGGCGATGTTGCGTGCTTCCTGGCCGTCGTCGACAAGGTTGAGCGTCATGGAATCAATGCGAAGGGTTGCGTCCTTGCGTGATTGCAAGATCATCGTTGCCTGGTTCAGCGATTCTGTATCTGATTGCACCAGGATGCCGGTTCTGGCTCCTGAATGGATAAAGTAGTTATCGATCGATGTCTGGTCGCTTACGATCTGGTTTGTTCCGTTTAATCTTTGAACCGATACGTTATTCACGATCAGGGTGTCGTCGAAGGCCAGGTCAATCTGGGCGTATCCGATTCCTGTGCCGTCGTCGCTGAAAACTGTCGGTGTCGAGTCTGCGTACTGGCTGACTGTGGTTCTGGAGTAGAAGGTTGCATTTCCTTCTGCGTCCAAGAAGAAGCCACCGAATTCGCTATTTTCTACCGTCTGAATCGCTTCGAGGACGGTTCTATCTGCTGTTCCTGGATCTGCCTGCATTGTGCTGTCGCCGGCATTGATATCTCTTTGCGATAATGGCCAATCAACAACATCTAGAAGTTTATTGATTCGCGTTCCGCTTAGTTGCCCTGCTCCGGTATCTGGCACTGTGCTAATCGCTGCGTTATTGAGAAGGCGGAAGCCGTCGACGCAATTGAGGATCACTCTGGAAACTTCATCGGCTCCAAGCGCGAAGGTGGTGTCGTAGCTGGTGATAAAGCCTGAAAATAAATAGTAGCGCTGGCCTTCGTAATCGGCCCAGATTCGAATCTTGCGCAAGGGTACGAGCTTGCCGTAATAGGGGCCTGCTGTATTGGCTGGGTTCCAGTCGCCGGTTTCGTCTTTGATCTCAACGACGGCCGTTCCTGCTTCGAATTTGTTTAGGATGCGGTTGCGTCCTCTTCGAATGGATGAGCGCAGAATGATGTCTGAAATGTCGACCGAGTCGTCTGCGTCTGCGAGCTGCCCTGTTCCTAGTTTGCCCTTGATGGCGTCGTCCAAAGTGAAGGCTGCTGAAATAAATGCCGGGCCGTTCACGAAGTCGATCGTCGCTCCGAGCTGTGGAATGCCTGCCATTAGAGTTGGATCGCTGTCTTTGTGATCGCCTGGCCGTTATTTTGGCCCTGGAGAATGGCGTTGCGGATCGCGTTGACGAGGTCGCCTTCGCTGGTAACGCTGCCGTTTACAACGATGTTGACGGTTCCGCCGCCCATCGATCCCATGCGGTTGAGTGGAATGACGGCCTCTGGCCCTGCTTCGCCGATCAGCGCTGCTGTGGGGCTGTTAACGATTCCGCCGTCTGCCAATGCAACCATTCCCATTCCCTTGAGCTTGTTCTGTAGGCCCTGGCTGGTGAAGTTGCCGCCTGCCGATGGGACTGGCACTGGCACTGGTGTCGCTGCCTTTGGAATAACTGGCCCGATAAAGCCTGGATCTCCCGGCTGTTTCGCAGTTGGAGATGGTGTTATGTATGGCTTGAATCCTGGCGGTAGTGGCGTTCCTGCTACTGGTGCTGGTGTCGCCGGCGCTGCGATCTTCGCTCCTGAAGCTGCAACATAGGCGTTAAGTGCGGTGAGCGCGGCTTTCCATGAATCTGCTGCCTGGTTGCCGGGTGTAGGCCAAAGATCGGAAGGGCTTACGCCGTCTGCGATCTTCTTTGCATAATCGGCGACTTCCTTATTTGTGAAGCCCCATTTAGCAGCAAGTTTATTGATCTCTTCATCTGAAAGTTTGCCGTCATTAAGTGCTGCGAAGAAGTCGAGATAAATCTGTGCCTGTGCCTTTGTGACGCCCCATTGTGCTGAGAGTGCGTCGACTTCCTTTGTCGAAATCTTTCCGTCGTTGACTGCGAAGATTGCGCTGGTGTATGCGACCACCGCTTCTTTGCTTATGCCCCACTTCTGCGATAGGACGATTACTTCTTCTGCTGAAATCTTCGAATCTGCAACAACGCCGAGCAGGTCGGTGTATCGCTTGATCGCATCGTTTGCCTTCACTTGCGCGTCAAGGTTTGCAAGGATGGCCTTGACTCGCTCTGCTTCCTGGATGTTCGCTTGCTTTACAAGGTTGAGGCGTGCTGCTTCAAGTTGGATCGGATCTGTTTCGTTTGTTGGTTTGATTTTGAATTTTGCCAGCGCTGCAAGCGCCTTCTGTGTCTGAATAAGTTTGAGGTCTGCTGCTGTGAGCGCCTTTGTGT